TTTTTTTTTTTTTTTGCAATCCAGAATAGAAAGTAAAGGACAGTCAGAGACCGCCTCCCTGGGTGCAGTCCACTGAAGGAGCAGGGCAGGCGGGTGAAAGTGCCTGGGAAGAAATCCAGGTCTTAGGGAAGCATGAGTCTATTCTACACAGGGCGGGTCAGAGCAAGAGTGATCCTGGTGTCTCATGCTGCCAGCAGATTCAGCCAGCGGGTCTGAAGGTAGGTGTAAGGAAGAAAGGTAGGTGGAAAGCCAGTGGTCTGCATGACCCTCTCGCGGACGCGATCGCACCAGCGAGCGTAGGTACGCGGGCCACTGTGGAAAGCCAGAAAGCAGAGAGAGGTTACCAGATCCTGGAAGTCTCCGTCTCTCAGCCACATGACTGACTGCTCGTAGGTGTCTGGGTCCATCACGGGGTGGATGTAAAATGGACGGACATCATCAGGCACGAACCAGCGTTTCAGAAACGTGACGTCATAGATTGTGGAGGTCTCAGGGAAGGTGGAACCCTTGTTGGCGGGAGTCACGACGAGCGGAGTGTGCTTGTCGTAAAACTCTTTGATGTAAGACGGGTGGATGGGTGGATCACACCCATAGATCACATCATCGCCATAGGCCAGGATCCGGTAGGATTCATGAGAAAAGTCTGGATGTTGGATAAGGGCAGAGAGGACACAAATGTTGTTGATGATGGTGTTGATGATCGAGGTACCAACACAACCTGAAGGGTTGCCGCCAATCATCTCATACGTGTTGCTCCCGTAAATGTGGCGAGAGTGGCGTATGGATTCAATGTAGCGGGGAACCCTCTCATCCCCAGTTAGTTTGAGGAGATGGTCCTCAACTATGCGAAAGGCACAGGAGGGTAGGGTTGCATCAAAACACTTGTAATCCAAATCAAAGACTTGAGGAAAGACACAGAATTTGTAGAAGAACTTTGTCCAATGGAGGTCTGGGTTGCAGCCCACAGCGCTACCATGACGGCCGGGGTGTGCCTGCATGTACTCGATGAGACCACCGAGCAGCATGCGGCCAGCCACGATAGCGTGTATGGGAGCAGCCTCAACCACTCTGGTGAGTCCCGCCGTCACTTTGGGGATCGGGCGGAGCTCGTCTTTGAGAAAGGTGGAGTAAAAGTAATCTGGATTGGAAAGAGTTTTGTCAATCTCCTCCTGCAGCTCCGGAGTTGGCATGTAGAAGCCGGCCTGTTCGACAAAGAGAGAACGGCGCGAGCGTCCCATGGTGTTCCATGGATACCCGGCAGCCTGATTCATGTCAATGCCTTCCAGGTTTGGCGTCCCATTGATCGCCTCCTCTAGAGTGAGGGTTCGAATGACGGTAGGGAATTTAGAGAAGTAGAGATCGGCGGCCGCCTCGAGGCCGGGCCAAGGCTGATCCATATCTCCCTTATTGTGTTTGAGGAAGAGTTGGTCATCCAAGGTGATCCCGTCCTCAAGACGTTCGTCTTTCTGAGAAAGAGGGGCTGGCTGTTTCTTGACAGGAAAGGCACCAAAAGCAGGGGACCGACCGAGTTTGGATTTGCGGTTGACATTCACCCCAGGATCCACAGGGGGGCCCGGGATGATGATGGACTGATAGCCAAGCGCAAATTCCTCGATCTGGGGAAGGTATTTGTGAATGGGAACAGAGAAGCCAGAAGAGCCGACGACGCCAGCTACGTGAAGGCCGAGTAACTTGACTCCCGCGGGGTCGTCCGTGATGAGAGGAGCACCACAGAGACCGCGGAACGTGGGAGCCTTGTAACCGTAAGCCTCCGGTTCACTGACGACATCTGGAATGTCAAGATGAACAAGGCGGTTCTTGGAGAAACGAAGGTAGACAGGAGGGCCAGAGAGAGTAGAAATAAGGTGGCCAGTTGGGTAGGGAAAAGAGCCAATAAAGCGACGCAGGTCACGATGTTGGCGGGCAGTGGGGAAGTAGATAAGGGTCATCTCGTTGCCGAGACGAAGGTGAGGAAGGGTGTTCCAGTCGTAGCCATCCGGACCGAGCATGATCCGTGTGGTGTCATCCGGAACAATGTGAGTGGGGGCAAGGAAAAAGCGGGAGAACAGGAAGAAGCCACAGCTAGAGGACTTGCCAATGGAGGGGGAATGGGTGGTAATCGGGTACACATTGTCAGCAATCTTGGGGAGAGCTGGTGAAAGTGACTGCCGAACAATGGAACGCGATTGAGCGGGAGGAGGGGGGGGTGGGTGGTTTGGTTTCACCTTCTCCTGGCGCTTCAGCCGTGGGAGGCCAGAATAAGCACCCTGGGTTTGGTCAGGGGTGTCATCCTTGGCCTTCCACAGCGTCCGCGCGAGGGCGATGATGGTGATGAGAAAGCCAATTATGGTAAGAAAGGTGGTGCAGGCAAAGAGAGGTCGGCGATACTGCCAGATGGTGTCAATCACCGACAAAGGGGCATTCTGAGCGATGGCACGCTCAAAAGAAAGGGAGGTTGGGACAGGTTTAGAGTGAGAATCAATTTCAAGAGCATCCTGGTACGAAAGCTCAGTGGGCTCAGTCTCGATGGTCAACCCCTGCCTCTTGACCAGACCGTCCAGGAGGTCAGAGACCCCCGTGGCGCGATCTAGACGCGAGACGATAGAGTCAACCAGCGAGTCAAAGTCCACGAACCTGGGCTGCCAGAGCGAATCAACATCAATGGAAAGCTTGAAAGAGTGGAAAAGAGAGAGCTTAGTTTGAGAAGTGAGGTATTTAGAAGGAAGGTCCAGAGGCCTAAGAGCTTCCACTGGGTCGAAGGCTTCGCCTTCTTTGCGGTCAATGTTGAGCCGCAAGTGCATGCGCCTGCGCAGTGCACCAATGGAACGGGCGGCACGCTCGTTCGGCCCAGCGAAGTTGGAGGTAACCACTATCACTTTGGAGGTGTAGTGGGTGCCCTTGGCCTCTATGTTAGCCATAGGGACTATGAAGGGGGCAGAAGAAACTAGATTAGGGAAGTTTGCCCAGTCGCGACCCTCAGGGTCCTGACCCAGATCATCAATGAAGTGGACAACCTGGCCAGTATACCCGTCAAAGAATTCGCAACTGGCAGAAGAAGGAGAATAGACGTCATCCGGGTTACCGGATAACTTCTGAGCAAGAACTCGGGAAAGAAGAGCAGCAAGCAAAGATTTGCCCGTCCCCGGGGGGCCGTAGAGATAGACCACCACGGGTTCGGGGCGGGGACCAGACTGGGCCATGCGCGCTGAATTGAGAGCAAGTTGGTAGTTGCGCAGGGCCTGAGAAAGGAAGGAGGAATGAGGAGCGGATTTTGCATCAGCAGCAATTTTGGTGAGCTCACGACACCGGGAGATGGCGTCGGTGATGGCATTCACCGGAGTGCGCTCAGATGAGAGAGCGGCGATGGATTCCGAGTAGTGCCTCAAAATTTCATCGTGGGCGTCAGCCAAGAGGGCTTGTGGGTCCGTCTTGGCCTTACCACGAATCCAATTGAGGACTCGCTCGGCCCAGCGCCAGCAGGTCTCAGCCAAGTACTCGGTGTTTTTCACCGCATTGACTGCATCATTATAGTCGCGGACACCTTGCGGTTCCACGGCTGCTGCATCCGCCTCCTCCGGAGAGCAGGAAAGACCAAGCTTAGAAGCAATCCAGTAGAAAAGAGATCCAAGAACTGAATTGCGGGAAGTGAAATATTCAGAAGCAGAGGGGGCAAGGTCAGCACAGATGATGACCAATAGACCAGCTATGGACATCGGAGTGGGAGAGCCAAAAAGAACCAGGAGGTAGCCAAAGACTTTGGCAACCCAGGTGAGGAAAGTGGAAAGCCCATCACCAAGAGCCTTGTTGACTCCTTGGGTGAAGGTAGAAGAAAAGTTCTGGAGCATCTGGGTGAAGCCATCCAGGCTGCTGGAAACTTGTGTTGCGGCCTCACGAATGTCGGAGGCTGCGAGGGTGATGTTGCGGGTGGAGTGCACAAGATCAGCCTCGCGTACGGCAGATGCCGTGGACTCGATGGAGTCGGCAACACGATTGGCAGCCTGGACAACCTCTGGGGGTGCCTCAAGGGAAAGGAGACCCTGACGAACAATGCCGCCTTTGGCCGCTTGCACGGCAGCAAAGCCAGTCAGGACAGCAAGAGCACCAAGACCAAGACAAAGGGAAAAGCCTGTGTTGGGGAGAGACACACCAGTGATGTTGGAGACAAAGTGGGTGCAGTTGTTATCAGCAGAATAATTCCAGCGTTCTCCAACCATCGCCTCAGCGACCGCCCAGTGGCACGGTTCAACCTCTTGGTAAACCACGCCAACTGGGTCTTCGTAGGCGACGACGGCGGTGAGACGCCAGCGGGAAAGGGAAATTTGCTGCACACCGTTCGGATGAACAGCGCGCAATGCCCAATGAACGTACGTCGGGCGCTGGACCTTGACGATGAACACACGCACATCCTCACATGTGAGGGGAAGCGTGCATCCATCGGGCGCGGCGCACTGGCGCACGATCTTAGACTTGGAGGACATGGGTCTGCGCAGGGGAAGGGCAACAGCAGAGACACCAGAGGCGGAGGGGGGGGCGCCCAGAGGTGGTGGTGGGCGTGGGACCCAGGCACGGAAGTTACCAAAGGCAACCTTCTGTGAGATGGTGACATTCTGGGTGGTAGGGACAGCATCAGACTGGAAGCTCACGTACACAACAACGGAACCCAGGTTGCGGTTGGCAACGTCGGTTTCGCCATCGTAGGACGAGAAACCCCAGTATGAAAGTGGAAGAGCACAGAGAGGAGATGCGTAGGGAAAAGAAAGTGGGACAACCTGAGTAGAAGTGGGGGGAACGACGGCATCAACGTGGTAGTAGTTGGAAAGAGCAACCACGTTGTTGTCCGACAGTTCCCAGAGAGGAGTTGCCCCAGGAGGGAGATAGTAGAAGGAGACATGCGCAGAATAAGCAGCAGGGTTGGAAATGGAAAAGGCTACACGGACGTCAGCAGCCATGTAGGTAAAGCAGGAAAGGTAGAGAGGAAGGTCATCCCCAGCGTTTGCGTTCTGGATCCAAGCGGCAAGGTCGTAGGTGATGGTTTCGAAGCCTTGGTTGAAGGACTTCTCCCAGTCACCGCTAGAATCCATCGGCGCACGCCGGTAGATGGAGAAGAAATTTGCCAGATTAGTGTCTGGGGGGGTGGGGTTGTCAGAGTAGGCGAAGGTAGTACGCGGCTCGGGAACCGAGACCACCTCGCCAGACTCCAAATTGGAGATGGGATGGGGAGCTGAGTCGTCGTCGGCCGCCTGCAGCGTGCAAATGGGAGACTGCAAGCCACGGACGTTAAACGACTCCCCAGCAGAAACAAAGAATTGCACAAGAGCAGAAGGGGGGGCAGCAGAGGGTCCTGAAAGAGGATTCATGACCCAGACAGAGACAGTGCCAAGTTTGGCAAGAAGAGAAGTGGGGAGGGTATAGTTGGTGACCTTCCAATACGTTTGAGAGATGAAAGGTACCGTGAAATCAAGGGTGGAAGAGGAGTTGACGTCCCACACGGTGTAGGTACCGCGCAGGGCATCCTGAAGAGTTGCAGGTGAGGTAGCAGCAGGGGGGGTGAAGCACACGGCAAGACGGCCGTAGTGCTGGGCAGAGCCAGTGAAAAGGAGGGAGAGCTGGATTTCCCCACGCCACTGGGTGTACATGTTGACCACAAATGAAAGTGGAGTGTTGGTATTTACCAGAACACTCGGATCGACGGACACTTCAGCCAATTTGTATCCGGCGTCCTCGGCCATGGTCCATGTGATGGTGTCAAACAGACCAGGCCGGTGGGCAAATTCTAGCCAATCATGTACTTCAGCAGGCAGGTAATCCACAGGTGGGCGGTAGGTTTCCATGGCGTACACGGGGATTTCTTGTCCAGCCACAACAGAACCAAACGCATTCGCCCCTGGGAGCGAACGCATTTTGATGTGCTGTTTCTGAACTTGGCGCAGGCCATGGAAGGTGGAATTAATGGGGGTAACATAGATGGAAACAGAAAGAGACTGGGTAGCACCAGTAGGAACAGAAAGAGGGGTGAGGACAGTAAGGTAAAAGGTCCAGGGGCAGCGGAGGCCAGAAGAGGTGTTGGGTGTGGGGCCAATATAGGGAACCTCAATGGAAGCTGTGTTGGACTGGTAAAGGTTGAGGAGGGCATAAGGGAAAACGAACATCGCCTCCGTCCGGGGGTTCCCGGTGGAGAAAATGTCGCTCCCCTCAGGGACCATGAGAAGAACAAGGGTGCCAGAGTGGAACTGGCTACCGTTGACCACCACCTGGAGCCGCCAACCACAATTCCACATTGAGTGGGTATCGTGCATGGCAGACCAGGGACAGTCAGGGTAGGCTCGCACAAAGGCAGCAGGGAGAGGGTAGGCAGTGGGGGCCATATTATTCTGTGTCCCCCATGAGGTAGAAGTGGAAAGTGGAAAAACAGGTTGTTGAAGGGCAGTCCACTGCATACCATTGGGGCCAGCCATATGGTATCCAGCAGTCAGGTCAGGGGTCCAGGTAAGAGTGTCCAGCAACCACGTGCGGTCGCCGGAAGGACCAGGTTGGGAGGGAGCATCAGGATTGGGAAGAGGGACTGAAGGAGTGGGAGGGTAAGCCACAACAGTCGGGGCGGTAGAGCCCGTCGTGATCATGGCGTTACCGGACTGGGTGGCAGAGGGATTAAGGGCAATGAGGTTAGGGGAAGGGCCGGGACGCCCGCCGGACAGCTTGCTCTTGATGGCATCAGAGGCAAGCTTGCCAGCACCCTCTATGCCGTCGAGCGCCTTGTCGACGCCACGACTGAGGGCTTTGGCAGCGGCGGGTTCCCACCACTTGTTAAAGTTGTGGACTTTAACAGTGGAGGAGGGGGAGGAATCCTTCTTAGCTGTGGAGGATCCACCGGCCCGGCCGGGGACCTCATCAGCAGAGGATGAGACTGGGCCGTCGCCCAGACCAGTGTTAACCGTGGGGGTCCAACCATTTGCACCAACGTCAGTGGTCACATTGTTACCATTGCCATAGATGTTAGTGGTGGACGCCCCCTGGCGCACAACCTGGGCGGACGTGGGAAGGTGGGGGTCACAGGTGGGACATTCCAGGCCGTAGCAACAACCCGGAATGGGGACCTTAGAAGCTAGGGAGGGGGGGGGTGGGTGTTCGGAAAAGAACTTGGAGAGGGGTCGAACCTGTTGTGGTCCGGGGAGGGTGGCCAAGGCAAGCTGGTCCAGCCAGTTTTGCTCGGCATCAGTGGTGAAGGCGGGAGGGTCAGAAGTAAGGATATTGTCCGGCCACTCAGAGTCCTCGAGGATGTCCTCGGGGCTCTTCACTTGGCGGACGGGTTTGGGGTCGAGGTGGGACTGGTGGTGGGGGCAGTCGTCACCGTACTCACAGGCTAGCGACATGAGATCGTCGCCATCCCGAGAGGGGTTCTGACAAAAGAGACAGTTGTACCAATGGGAGGGGCGGGGCAGGGGGAAGAGTCGGTGCTGCTCACTGATGTAGGCAGCGTCCAGCTCCTCCATGGCGGTAATGAAGGAAAGGCGGGGATTCTCCCGAGCATTCCAGGCGACAGGGTGTCGCCTGATGCGACGGGAAATTTTGTGGGTGAGGGCAGGGACAAAGGTGGACTCAGAGACAAGAAGTTTGGACTCCATGACTTTGAACTGAGCAAGGATTGTGAGAAGAAAAGCAGTGAAAAGCAGTCAAAAACAATCAAGGAACTTGAACCAGAGCAGAAAGGCACAAGAGAGCAAGTGGATAGTCAGTGAGTTGTCAGCAGTAGAGTTGTGTGAAAAGAAAAAGGAAACACCACCCGTAGACAATTAGCCTCCGGTCAGATCCCAGCTGTTGCTGGGGTACCTCCGGAGCATTCCTAAGGTGGTGAAAGAATCAACCTTTGTAGGGATTGGGCACACCCCACTTACCTGAAGCAGTTTCTGGACAACGCCAACCAGGAGGACCTGGAAGATCGCACTACACACACTGGGGAACCGGTTACCCGGTCGGCATCCGCAGCGGAACATGCGACGTCATAGTCTTGCCAGGACGACGCGTTGGACAGGCTTACAACAGTTGGGTGGGAGCACTCCCGCACCGTACGCAGGAGGACCTGGGACACACACACAATTGTGCTTTAGAGGGAAAGACCCGTGTGTCTTGCCGCCACCAGATACGGCGGTTGGGGTTGGGAAAAGGGGGAAGGAATGGGAAAACAGGGGAGCCCTGTTGTGTTCCTCCCCAACAGTCCCGAAGGAGTGAAGGGAAGTATCGGTGGCCCGGGCGTGGCCACCGGAAAAGAGGGTGAGGGGGCCGAGGCCCCCCCCACCCCCTTTTCAAA